ATGCACAATTTGCCGAGGCGCAGAGGTTTCTTCACGGCGCGGCGGCTGTTACCGGCCTGACGCAGCAGGATTACGACGCGCTAGTGCGGGACGCGATGCTGTGGCGCACTAGATCGCCCACTGGCGCAGGCGGCAACGTCAAAGCCTTTGTGTGCTGTGAAGGCGTTGGTCAGCACGCGCCGGGATGCATCGCACAGGAGGCTGCACCATGAAAATCAACGACGAAGGAACAAGCAACGCGGCACACTGGTACGAGCGCGCCATGAAAGCAGAGGCGCGGCTGGCCGAAGCCGACGCCCACGGCAAAGCACAACAGCGGTGGGCGCATGAGTGGCGGGATAAGCACGACGCTTTGACCGCCGAGAACGCGGCGCTGCGCAAGGACGCGGAGCGGTATCGGTGGCTGCGGGCGTCTTACGATCGCGCCCCGCCCGGAGTGTTTCATCCGGCGTGGGGTCAGTACATGGGCGGCAATCAGTGGAAAACGCTGGAACAGTTGGACGCCGCCATCGACGCGGCCATGCAGGAGGGTGAGCGATGAGCGACCTGACTGAGACGCTGCGCCACATGGCCAATGATCCAGAATTCGCGTATGCCGAAATCCTTACGCTTGAGGTTGCCGCCGACGAACTCGACCGCCTGAACGCGCAGGCGCTGGAACTGTGCGCGGAGATTTCGGGGCTGCGGCGCGACCGGGATGCAATGGCCGACCTGTATCGTCAGGCGTGTGAGGAACGCGATGATGCACGCCGCGAACTGGCCGAGGCGCAAGGGCTAATCGCAATCTACCAGCAGCGCGATGGGCAGATTCTCGATTTGCAGCGCGAGATAGGAGAACTGCGAGTGTCCGCTGATGTTGATGCCGGTGAATTTCAAGCAACCATAGCGGAGCTTGAGGCTGATCTTGGGCGGGCGCAACGCGAACTGGCCGAGGCGAGAGTCATCATCCGCAAAACGAACGGCAGCGTTCGCCACTTTGAAAACGGGGCGTATCTGGTACGGCTGTATCATGAGGACTTCGATCAGATGGCCCGCTTTCTTGCCGCTGCGAAGGAGGGTGAGCGATGAGCGACCCATACGCGGAAGTGGAACGCTTGGCACTGGCCGAGGCGTACTATCTCGTCGCTCGCGATCTACAGATGCACGCCAATGAGTTTGCGAGGGTCGCGGAGTCGCTGAACCGACGCGCCGATATGTACTGCGAGCAGAACGCAGCCGCTACTGCGCCGCCAGCGCCCGGTTCCACTCCTGAATCGCCCGAAGTCTAGCCGCTACTTCGTCGGCTTCGCGGGCAAGCTCTCGTAGGGGGCGAGTATCGAATTCATCCGGTCCTGAAACGACCCCGCCGGGGGCGCCGGTTCCATCAGTTCCGCCGGGGGCGCCGGGAACACGCACGTCACCTGGATTGGCCTGGCGGCACACCCGGATGACCCGAGTAGGCACAGGACGATTGCGAAGGTCTTCCAGTTCACGTTCATAGTCCGCCACCGCATCTTTGGTTGCCTGTTCCTGCCGCACCACGAGGGCCGCCACGCGGTCCGCGCACTTGGAGCCATCTAGACACCCCTCCTCGCGTTCGAGGGCGTCACGGACGCCGGGTAAAGCCTCAAACGCATCGTGCCACCGAGTCACGCGCCAGCCCATCAGGGCGACGGCCACGACCAGTCCCGCGGCACCCACCAGCCGCCACGGGACGAGCTTGAGCCATGCGAGCGGGATCACGACTGGGGCGCCCCGGCAATGAGCCCGATGACCCGCGCGATCGAATGCTCTGCCTGCGTAATCTCCCGCTGCACCACCTCGCGATGGTTCACGTTGTGCTGGTCGCGGGCCGCCTCACGGGCGCGGTTGAGCGCGGCGAGGGCTTCGGCCAGATGGTCCGAGAGCAGCATGGCTTGGAACTCAGGCATCGGCCTGCTCCTTGTTCGCGGCGCGAATCTTCTGGGCCGTGTTCCCGGCGATGTAGACCGCGACCGTGGCGATAATTATGTCCCGGAAGATCGGCCCGTCGATCTTGGCGAACCAGACGAGAACGGTGCAGGCCACGCCGCAGCCCATCGTCATCAGGAAGCGCCGGCCGCCGAAGGTCGAGAGGTTCACGGATACAGTCCCGCCGGCAACTCTAAATGCGGTCCGTCTATGAAAGCGCGCTTGCCCGCCAGCTTCCGCGAGGCGACGTAATCGGCCACCAGTTGCGCCGGGGTCTTGTCCGTGGTGTCCAGCCGCACCCAGCACCCGCCCCAACGGATCGGCACCCCAGCGTACTTGCTGACCTTCTGCACGGTCGCGGCGATCTGGTAGTACAGGCCCATGTCCCAGCGGATCTCGCCGACCCACGCGGCCAGGTCAACGGCGTGGCCGGTGATGTGCCGGGAGTTCATGGTCTGCGAGGCGCCCGCCTCCACAAGTTGCTGCTGGCGCTTCATCGTGCGCAGCCCCTCGATCACCACGAAGTCGATGGGCGTGTCCTCGATCGCGTGCTTCACGACGCGCACCAGATCGGGATGTACCCCCTTCAGGTTGCGCAGCGACCGGGCTGAGAGGGTGTAGCTCATCGCCGCAAGTTCTCCTTGATGAAGTGCCACGCCGCCAGCGCCAGCCCGCCCATGACGATCCATCCCGTGCGCTCGATCCACGACCAGCGCGTTTCGCGTGACAGCCGGTTGCTGTCCTCGCGCTCCTTCACGATCGGGTTGAGCTGTTCCCGCACCGAGCGGAGCTGGTCAATCAGCGCGTCGAGTTCCTTGCGGTGAATCTCGCGCACCTGGATCGTCTCGCGGCGCGCCTCGTCCATCAGTTCTCGAAGCTGGCCGATGTCGCGTTGCAGCGATTGAATCAGCGCGGGCCACGCCCAGTCAGCCGGGGGGTTGTTGTTGTTCATCCGGGCATTCTCCGTACACAAACCAGCCGAGCAGGCCATCGGCGTTGACCCGATAGGCGAATTTGAGGACGCGCACGGTGCCGCCGTTCGGGTCCGGCTCGTCGCATTCGACAATCAGCCCCGGCCGATCGACGGCCTGCTGGTCGGTGATCGCGTAGTGCGCGGCCCGCTCGTCGGTGTGACAGGACCGATCGCAGTGACCGATGACCCGTTGGGGCGAGACGTTGGGATAGAACCGATCCGCACAGGCGCGATTCATCCACGCCATCACGAACACAAAGTCATCGTCCGCGCGATACTTGATCCAGCGCGGCTGCGGCCAGTGGTTCGCCATTCCGCGCTGTGCGGCGTCCTGAATCTTGAGCAGGTAGTACGCCCGCGACGGATCGAGGTTGCCGTCGATGAAGGTGCTCATCCGTTGCGATCCTCGATGAACCGGATCGACTCGAACGAGCTGAACCCGCCGGGGGCGTTACTCCACCCGGCCGAGTTCTCCGCGAGCCGGAAGTTGCCGGTGGGCGAGAACACCACGGCGGCCCCGGACGCGGGCGGTCCTTCCAGCGCCGGCACGACTTCGATCGTGATTGCACTCGCCACCGCCGTGGCGTCAGCCACGACCATGTAGAGCCGTTTCTCGAGCGAGATCATGTCGCCGGCCTTGACGGTGCCGGTGGACGGCGAGCAGCCGTTACAGACGAGGCTGGTGCCCGTCTGGTTCGCGCCGTTCACGGTCGCGGCCGTGATCGTGCCCTGCTTCGTGAACACGTCCGCCGGCAACGTGGCGCGGTGGAGCCGGCCCCGCAGCCGGGACAGGAACGCCTGCATGGCCGCCCGGTCGCCGTCCTTCAGGTTGCGCGTGGTGATCGTGCAGGACCAGAACTCGCCCCCGTCCCCGACCGTGCGCGTCTTGCCCGTCAACGGGCTGATGCGCGGCCGGGTGCGGCTGTGCCACTGCCACTCGCACTCGCTGACCCCTACACCGGACGGCCAGGCATACAGTCCAGCCTCGGCCGTCACCAGCACCGTCGTATTCAGGTTTGCCACGGTTGCGGCCGCGGGATCCTGCGCGGTGACTTTCTGCGCTTCGACCGTGCCTGTAATGCTATACGTGACAATGGGCGTGAGGGTCGCGGCGCGCACCGCATCAACGGCATCGTTTGCCGACAGCCCGACGACGTTCGGCACCGTGGTCGTTTCCTGCGTGTAGGAAATCACCCACGGCGGGGTCGTAAGCGTGAGAGCCTCGGGAATCATCAAGATCACCGCAGGACTGGAGATTGTCCACGCGGGCGTGGTCAGCGTCAGTTCCGCCGCGGTCATGCTGATCGTCGGCGACAGGCCAATCGTCCACGGCAGCGTCGTCAGCGTCAGTTCGGCGCTATACCACGGCAGGATGTACTCGGGCAGGGTATGCCAGCGAACGATCGCCGCCTGCTGCGCGTGGTCGTGCGGCCGGCGGTAGACTGGCATTAACCGATCTCTTGGAACTTGATGAAGCCGCTCCAGTTGCGGGTTGACGCAACCGCAGTCTCGAGGTTCAGGCCGATGCGCCCGCCGGGCGGCAGGATGATGCGGCCCTCGGGCGTCGGCAGATACACCAGCGGCGAGAGCTGAGACCAGTACCATGCGAGCAGGACATCGCCCGCGGTGCCGGGCGTGGTGTTCAACTGCACGACCGCTGTACCGACCGCCGCAGCCGTTCCCGTCGCCGAGACTTCCGTCGCGCCCGCACCACCCGAGCCGGCCGTCGAACGACGGACGAGCTGCAACCGCACGCGCTCGTCTGAGGTCGTCGCGCTGTAGAGTTCAAAGTGATGCAGGATGACTGCCGCGTCGGCCGGCGCGGTGATCTCCCAGATGTCCTGGTCCGAATCATTTGTGACCGAGAGATTGTCGAACGGGACCGTGTAAATGGACATTCGCTACATCCTCAAGAGAGTGTTGGTTCGATTAAGCATTGTCGGCAGCACGAACGATCCACCGCTTGATACGGCGGCACTGCGCAGCGCGAGCATCACACCGTTTGACGAGCTGGATTCAACGCCCCCGGTCTGCGAGAAATCGGCGCCGCCGAAGTCCGCCTGTGCCGCCTGCTGCGCATAGGCGCTGCCGGTGATGAAACCGAACGTGTTATCGATCCACGACTGCGCGAGCGTCAGGCCGGACGGAGCGATCACTGCGGAAACCGAATCCGCCGTCGTGCTGCGCTTGCCGATGGCGTACAGCAGGCAGTCGCTTTCCGTGAATGCGTTCGTGGCCGCAGTCAGCGCGGGACACCTCGGCACCGATGCCGACGAACTGCTCTCCGCGCTGGCCGCGTGAACGATGCTCGCGAGCGTCGAGTACACGTCGCCATAGAACACGTCAATCCATGCGGCCGCTTGTGCACTGCCGCTCCAATCCACAGTCGGCGCGTCATTCGCCCCGCCGTCTGCGATGCGGCCCCAGACTTCGGTCGAGCCCTGCGTTGTGTACGCGTAGAGCTGCGTCCAGCCGGTCAGGGCCGATACGGTCTGCGTGCCGGCGCGGTTGATCGCGGCGCACAGCATCAGGTCGCCAGTCTGATAGTCCACGCCGTGCGTACCGGCCGTCGGAGATAGCGCGTCCGAGCTGGACGATCCGACGACCGTCCCGCTAGTCCGGTGCGAATAGACGCCCATCAGTCATAGACCGACGGCAACGTGCTGATCATGTTCGGATTAGCGGCGACAAAGGACTTGATCTGCGCCCACGTATTCGCCGAGCCATTCGGTCGCACGAATGTGTTCAGGTAGTTCGTCTGCAGTGGGTCGAGCGCGTAATCGTAAAGCGTCTCAATCGACCATCCGTTCACGCTATCCGACTGGTTTGCATAGCAGGCGGGAACAACGCCGCGATAATCGACGCCGCCGATCGCGCCCGTATAGACCTCCATACCGTCGAACAATTCGGGGGGTTTTATGTCGGGGCCGCCGAGGCCCGTGGTATGCGATGCGCAGTAAGCGCCGAGTGCCGCGCGATCTGAATCCGTCCCCAGCAGCCAGTTGAAGTACACGAATCGTGGCGTGGTCGGCCAGTCCGTTTCGCCCGCCAGGATGCGGCGCCGGAGCTGCGTGTGGAAGTTCGCATTCGTGTATCCGGGTTCGGACTGAACCGCGCCAAGTGCCGTCTCGGCGAGCACGAATCCAGAGATCACCGCGTCGCCCTCGAACTCTGCGGCCAGCGCGGTATCGAGTGCGATCAAACGAGTGACGACGTTCGCGTCCCACACCCGCAGGATCCTGCGGTCGGCCAGATACGCCGCGCCACCTCCATACGTGCTGCCTGCGAGGTAAGACGGAGCGAGCCGCCCGAGCGTTGTGAAACCCGAGCCAAAGTCTGCGATCTGAATCTGTATCACCAGCTTCAGTCCATGACTCGCCAACCGCGTGCGGTCGCTCAGGATCTTTGCGAAGTTGTAATTGCCTAGCGTCGTCTCAAGTTCGCCCCAAAAGTACCGAACGTGCCCGCCCTGCCAACCGCCGCTCGAGTCGATGTCGTCCCACAGCGAAAGCCGCGTTGCGTCTGAATCGCCTGCGCCCGGCAAGGCGTAATGCCCCGGATGCCACTTGATCGTGACCGATGGCGGGGTTGATGCAACGACGGCGCTGACCGCATTCGAGTCACCGGACTTGTTTCCTGCTACGTCCTCGGACCGGACCGTGTAACTGTAAGTGGCCGCGGCGAGCCCGGTGTCGACATAGGATTCCGTCGTCGTGGAACCGATGTACACCCCGTCCCGTCGGACGTTGTATTGCTTCAGGCCAGAGGTCGCCTCGCCGCCGACGACTGGATCCGTCACCGCGTTCCAAGTCAGCGTGACATTCGTCCCGGCCACGCTTGCGGCGTTTAACGTCGGCGCGGGCGGCGCAGTCAGGTCCGCGCCCGACGCTGGCGTGGTGATCTGACTGACCGTCGCCGAATATGCCGACTCGCGGCCGGTATCGTCGATCGCATAGGCCCGATAATAGTACCGAGTGTTTCCGGTCAGACCGGTGTCGGTATAGTCGAAGATCGACGGCCCGCGGACAATTTCGACCATTGCGTCTGGGATCTCGCCGCGCTCGAGAACGTAGTCGGAAATAGCGACCGGCCCGCCCGCTGCTCTCGCCAGCGGGACCAATAGCGACGACGCCGAAACGACGGTCGGGGTGCCGATCTCCGGGGCGTTCGGTTCGACAATCGGAATGCGGACGATGACATGCACTGTTGGAAACCTCAGTTCGTATTCGCCCGGGCCGGATGCGGCGGCAGACTCAACGGCCTCACGTTCGACACGGTGCCGGGATATGTATTCTTCGCCGCGCCACACTTCGATGTAGCCGGCCGCACGGAACTCGATCATGCGAGGTACATGATCCCGCTGGCGTTCGGCGTGGCCGAAAACCCGCCCGCGGACAGGTCGGTGACTGCACCGAGGTCAAGGAAGCCGAGCGCATCCTTGTTCGTCGCTGTGTCGCTGTAGAGAATCCCCCAGCGTGCGTTCGTGGGGTTCGATGCGTTTTGCGCGATCGTGACCGCATCGCCGTCGAAGGTCGCCGTGCCTCCGGATTCCGTGAATGTATTGTCGGCAACCGTGGGGCCGCCGCTCGAGTAGTTCCCGCCCGGGGTGACTTGCGACGATGACAGATTCGTGGTGCCACCGGCGCCCCAGCATGGATCCGCCGTCGTCGCAGTCGGGGTCACGGCATTCGTGATAAGCCCGAGCTTGATCGTGTCATTTTCAAGATCGATCTTTTTCAAACCGAGCTTGAGCTTCGCGGCATTGAACCAGGTGAAGTCGCCAGTTGCCATTGCTTACTCCAATGTGCGACGCGCCCGAAGCGCCCGCAGTGCCAATAGGATGAGTTTCAGTACCCGCCGTGCTTCGGCCAGGTTCGTGACATTGTTGCCGAGCCAGTTTTCGATCTGCTGCGGCGTTGCGTCCCGCAGCGCAGTCCAGAACGGGTCGCCCTTCAGATCCTCGGCCGCATTCGGCGGACGTGGATCGAACTGCGACGTGGCCGGGTTCCATCGGTACTCGTGCGGCGGGCGCGGGACGGGTTCGACCACGCGCAGTCCCGTCAGGTCAATGCCGGCCGTGCTCATGACGATGCCGCGCAGCTCGTTGGTCGCCTCGTCAATCAGCGCCTTCACGCCTTCCACTCCACGGTGAACTCGCCCCACGATCCGTGCGCAATCTGCGTGAACTGCGCTCGGCGGTTCACGTAGCGGAACTCCCACGAATCCGGGGACACGGGACCGGCGAGATAGGCGACGTTGGCATAGATCGACGGCTCGCCCGGCGCCGCGACGAACGGGTCCACGTACTCCGCGGCCACATCGGTCCAGCCGCCCGAGCCGGGGGTTGTCCTGTATTGGAATTTGCCCGCCATGCGGCCCGTCCCGGTGGACGTGTACTCGTGCTGCACGCTGAACGTCACGGTGCCGCCCGTGCCGAGCGACAGGGTGATCTCGCCGCCCTGCGTATTGCCGTCGTATGCCGTGGTGTTGTTCACCGACAGCGACGTATCGGACTGTGCCGTAGCTGCTGAGCCCGCCCGCACCTTCGTCAACGTGACGCGCTTTTTCACCGAGCCCTGACCCGAAAGCACTGCAGTGAGGTCGAAGTACGCCGTGTCCGCGCTCATGCCTGTGACGCTGTAACTACCTGCGCCTTGATATGACACCGTGCAGGACGAAGTAACGACCGTCGGGGACACCTGCGCCGTGACGTTGTCCGGGCCGGAATAGACCGTGTAAGCAACAGCCACCGGGAACGCGCCCGTGTTCGGGATGCCGGCCGAGTTGCACGGGATTGCAATGGAGTCAGGAACGACGGACATCGTCAGCGCGTCGATCCCGTCCTCGCCCGCGGCGCCGGCTGGGCCGAAGCGGACTTGATTCCAGCCATCTCCTGGGTATGCTATCGAACTGTCAAGATAGAATAGGCGATTGGCCGTCGTGGCGACCTCCCGCATCAATATGCCATCTTTGAAATACTTGACGAATGCGCCGTCATAGTGAATCTGGAAAATCGTGCCGGCGGTGAATGATCCGAATTGGCCTTGACCGCCGCCACTCTCGTATATGTACGCAAACCCGTCGACCGCATACCATGCGTAGTCGATGCTCGTATAGCTGGCATCCGTCGTCGGATCCGAATTCAGGCCGATCATTACCCCGTAAACCGTGATAGTGGCTCGCGCCGAAAGATAGGCGCCGTTGTAATAGCCCTCCGCGGTATAGCATCCGGTGTTCCAGTCAAAAGCGCCGCTGGACTTGATGAAATAGTCGGCACCCTTCTCGATCGTCCCGCTGCCGTGGTCGATCAGCGTGTATTGTCCCGAGCCTTCAACGGTGCCGAGCGCGGCGGCGGCCAGTCCCGTGACAGCCGGTTCCGTCGCGGACGCGGCATTGCCCCGCGCAGCCCGCACCCAGTAATACCGCGGGATGGTGTCATCCTTCGCGATCACCGCTGTAGTCGCAGTCCCGATCCAGATCAGGGTCGCGGACGAGAATGGGGTTGATGCGCTGTGTTCGTACAGTTCGAACTGCACGCCAAGCGGAATCGGGGACGCGCCGGGCGTCCACCGGAATTCGATGGCGGTGTACAGCGGCGTCGCGGTCAGCAGCGTCGGCTCGTCCAGCGCGTCCGGGGTCGGGCCTGGATCTGTAGCCACCGTCACCGAACCGTAATCGCCCGTGAGCGGGTCAGCGTACGTGCTGGCGAATTCCTCGCGCAGCGTCAGTTCGACCAGCGGCGCGTCTTCACCTGAAGCAAAGCGCGTCTTGCGCTCGATGCAGCGGAACACCTTGTTCGACAGCCCCAGTTCGCCGCAGGTCACGTACACCGTTTCCCACACGGCCACCTTAGCGGCCGATGCCTGTCCCGCCCAGATCAGGGTTTTCTGTTCACGCGACCGCCGCAGTATGGTCTGCGCGATGCGCTGCGCCCGGTACTCGTTCGTGGTGCAGGGCAACTCGATGTCGTGATACAGCGCCCGTCCGTCGATGGCCTGATAGCTCGAGTCGGTGCGCGGTAGGAACTCCACCGCCACGCCCTGCTCGCCGTCGTAACGTGTTCCACGCACGACGTTGTGCCGGTCAGCGCGACCCTTAGCAGTCTGGAACGTCACCGGCCCAGCAAGGTCAGTCTCGTTCAGGGTGTAGGTCGGGGTCTGATAGGCACCCGCGTATATACGATATTTCCCGGCCGTGTAGGTCACCTGGCCGAGCATCGAAGTCAACAGCGACTCGAGGCAGTCTGCGTCCGGGGTATCTTCGGACGGGTAGACCACCCCGTCGCAGGTGTAGCGCACCTGAGTCCCGCCGGGGATCGCTACGGACTCGTCGCAGATATTCGCTGCGGCGATCACATACGACCAGTCCACGTCGTCGGTTGACGCGCCGAACCCGCGCTTCCTGACCGGCGTCTCGAGGTCATTCGTGAGCGTGCCGCCCGTGATGTAGTCGGCCACGATCAGCGCAGGGTTGTTCGACCACGCCCACGTCCGTGCATCTGCGAGCCGGTGCGTGCCGGTGCCGCCGTTCGTGCTGTCGAGGCGCGGATCGTAGACCTTCGCGCCCTTTACACCGAAGCGGAAGTTCTGCGGCGGGCCTTGCTCGTATGCCTTGTTATTGCGGACCAGCCGGATATGGACATACGCCGTGCCCTGCAATCGGTGCGCCGTGGTCCATTCGGTGTAGCCCGTGACGGAAGTGTACAGTGTCGCGCTGGCGACCTGATCCGAGCGGCCGGTGAACTTGTAAACGTACGCAACCGGATCCCCGTCGCGCGGACGGTAGTCGCCCGTCCCGCCCACGGCGCCGCCCACGGCCGAACCGCTGGCGATGTCGGCAAGCGGGATCTTTACGTCATCGAACCAGACATCCGTGATCGCTTCGACCTCGTGACCGGCCACCGCAATCACGAAATCCATGAACTCGTTTTTCAGGCCGGTCGTGCCGACGAACACCAGCGTCCCGCCGGTCGTCACTTCGCCGTACACGATGCCCCGCGGGCCGGTCGTGGTGCGAATGACCATCTCGCGCGCACGGGAACCGGCGCCGATCTTCGGTCGGCCCATCAGTGCAGCGGATGCCGCGGACAGCCCGTAGGAAATGGCAAGGAACGTCGCTCCGGCCGCGGCCCAGCCGATGATTCCGGCTGCGGTAATGCCAAGCGCGCCCGGCACCGCTGCCGCGACGAATGCGCCCACTGCCATCGGCATCAGGTCACCCGCCAAGCCAGTCGCGCAAGGGACCGCTGCAGGAACAGCACGCCCACCGCAGCCGGGAACGCAATCGCGTTGCCCGTGCAGACCCCGGCCGTGGGACCGTTGTCCAGATCCGCCAGCACCACGTCGCCGCGCTGCATCTTCGACGGATGCACGGGAGCCCCGAGCGCCTGCGTCACCAGTCCTTCCACGCCACCGTTTGCGTCGAGCAGTTCCTTCGCGCCCTGCGAACTGTCATACACCCAGCGCGCAGCCGGATTCTCGCCCGTGATCGCTTCGACGCCTTTCGCCGCGAACTGGCAGCAGTCGTGCTCGCCCCACGAGAACGGCTCGTCGCGAACCGAGTCCATGAAGTCCGCCAGTCGTTCCGGCCAGTCGTGGCGCCTCATCGGCGTGACGGCGCCTGCGACAGCGCCCCCCACGTCGACTTTTTCGTCCAATCGATTGTCCTGTTTTGAATGTACGGGATCAGGTCGAAGCCCCGATCGCCCTCGAAGATTTCCTGCTGTGCCTCGTGCGAGTACACCCTGCCGCTGTGCCGCTGCCAGCGCGCAAGCTCGCCCTCGCACTGCACCGCAATGGATCCCGTCTCGGCTTCCAGCGAAACGGTCATCGTGTCCATGAGCCCGCGGAACTCGAGCTGCGGATCCGCCACGAGCGCGAACGTCGATACGTCCAGGAATCCGGTGTAGACCAGCGCCGTGCGGCCGTGATACGCCTCGAACACCGCCGCCGTGACGGTCTGCGCGTCCACCCCTGAAAGCGACAACGTGACCCCGTTGGGCCGCAGCATGGCATCTTCGGGAATGTCAGAGATCCCGCCCATGTTCCCTACGCCCAGCCAGTCATACCCGCCCCACGTCAACGTCCCGGTACGGGTATGCACGCGCAGGAAGCCGGACGGGAAATCGAGACTGACGAAGGACACCTTCTCGACGTGGACCGCTTCCGCCGCGGTCTGATTGGTTCCGCTGGTGTACCAGGTCACGCGATGTCCTCTAGAAACTCAAGCGGTGCAAACTGCACCAGATCGCCGGGGGTCCGCGTCCACGACACGGACTCGCCCATGAGCAGGAACCGGCCCGTAGGGTTCACGAGCGTCACGGTCGCATTGTTGGTCGGCGCGATGTACAGCGGGTGCGTCAGGTTGATGACCAGATTCCCAGAGCCGTCCGAGTTCGCGTCGTCCGCGATCATGTACAGCCGGTTTTCGAGCGTGAGATAGTCCCCGGCCCGTACTGCATTGGTAATCGAGGCGCCGGCACCGTCGCAGATCAGGGTTGTCCCAGACTGTGAACTGCCGTTCACCAGCACGTTGCCCGCCGTACCCCGGCGGACATGGGCGTGGTTCGGCAGCACGACCCGATGCGCGCAACCCCGCAAGCGGGTGAGAAACGCCTTGACCGCGTGGCCGGTCGTCTCTTTCATCGCCGGCAGCATCAACGTACACGCCCACCGATCGCCCATGCGCGCAATCGGCCGCATACCGAACGCAGCCGTGTTCGCCGCCAGTCGCCACGCGCTCGAGGCGGGGCAGACTGCGGTCGGCCAGGTGTAGTCGGTCACGCCAACCTGCCGCGGCCGATCAGTTCCTGTACCCGGGCAATCGTCCGCTGCTCGGACTGTTTCATCAGGCCGGGCATGATCGCCATGATCCGGTCAGCGTCGGCGCCGCGGGCGTCGATCGAGTAACTGACCGAGACGCCGCCCATTGCGCCATTCGGGATGATTTGTCCTGAAGATCGCGGGACGAAGATTTCCGGGCCCTGCTCCCCGACCAAAAAGGCGCCGCCGGCGGACACCGGCCCGCCGCTCGCGCGGGCGCCGCTCAGGAATCCGCCGATCGAACTCAGGAACGGGTTGGAGCTGTTGCCGAGCGCGCCGCCAATGCCCGTGATCGCGGTAAACGCAAGGTATTGCGCAAGCATCTGGCGGATGGCGTCCACGAACCCGCGGGCCATGCCGCGCAGCCCGTCCTCGAACGGATCGAACAGGAACTCGGCGAAAGCGTTCTGAATGTTGCGGGCGCCCTGTTCGGCGTAGGCATCCCACACGGACGCGGCCATCTCGACGGGCTGCGTCAGGGAATCAAATGTCTCATCCGACCATCGGCTCAGGTTGTCGCCGATACCGGACATGGACTGGTTGATTGTGTCGCCCAGTTCCATCCACGCGCGCTCGGCGAGGATGATGCGGTCGGTATCGACCCACAGTTCCTCTTTTGCGGTTGTGGTTCTGACTGGTCGTTCTGGCGTTGGGTTGGTCAGAACGACAGACTGTCCGCCGCCACGGGAGCCGGGTGCACGGGAACGTTCGCCAAATGGGAGATTTTCCCGCAGCACCTTGAGACGGGATTCGACATCAGCAATTCGCCGGATCGTGTCGGCGCGATCCCGGTCCGTAAACAGGAACCCGTCCTGCCCTCTCTGCAGCCGCTTCAGGTTCTCAAGCTGCCGCGTCAGTTCGATCACTTCCCGCCGCTGGCCGCCGAACCCAAGCTCGCCGAATGTTTCCTCGGCCAGCGCAGCCCCGAGCCGCTTCGCGCTGGTCGTGGCCGTGTTCAGCTTGCGGTTTAGATCCTCGAGCGCGACGCTGGCCTGGCCGAACTTCTTTGCTGTAAGTTCTGCGTTTTCAGCAAGACGGCCGAATGCAATGGCAGCGGCCACGATGGCGCCGCCCGTGAATAGCTTTTTGAATACCTCGCCCTGCCTCAACAGGCCCTTGAGATCACGTTCGGCCTGCTTGACCGCGTAGCTCAGTTCATTCCGGCCTTTGATTACGACTGTTGCTTCGGTCATCGTGTTCCATCTTCAGGCAGGCGAGGCAAAGGTAAAAATCGACATCCGAGAACTGCAGGACCGCGGAGGGAGGGACACCGAACCGGATGCCGAGCGCCACCACTTGGCGCAGCCCGATGTCCTCGATCAGTTTTTTTCTGCGGCCTCAATCGTCACGTCCGCCCCGAAACCCATCTCGCTCGAGATGCGTTCCAGCACGGTCGGGTCGGTATCCTCGAACGCCTTGCGGTCCGCGTCCGTAAACAGCAAGATGCCGTGGACGTTGCGCGCCCGCTTGACGATCTGGGTAACCGCGGTGGCCGTGATGTCCGCCAGGGTGCGCGTCTCGCCGAGCTTGACGTGCGAACGAACGGCCATCCGTTCCTCGACCGACATGACCGGCCAGAAGTACAGGGCGAAGTCGTCGCCCCACTCGGGAACGGTGATCTTTTGCAGCGACTCGACGGTGCGCGAGGCCCGGAAACTCTGCCGAGCCCGCAGCAGAATGTCGCTACTCATGCGAACCAGGCGTAATCGGTGGAGATGTAACCCGAGGCGGAGCCGCTGTGCGCCGTATCCACGCCGAGCGAGTCGCCGAGGTTGTTCCATGACACCATGACGGCGAAGCTCTTGCCGTCGCCGCGGACCACCTTCATCGCTTTCGCTGCGCCGCCGACCGCCTTGCGCAACGCCACCTGACCCGGACCGTCGTCGTCGATGTCCAGCGCCATCGTGACAGAACCGCGATCGGCCAGACCCGAGATGCGCTCCCGGGCCGTCGACGCGAGGTTCGTCACGTCGATTTCCGCGGCCGGGTTGCCCGGGCGATCCCACGACTTGACGTTCTCGACCTCGGTCATCGTCTTCGGTAGGGCGGTGCCGCCCGAGGTATAGGTCGTGTAATTGGTCGAGTCGATGCCGCCGAGCGTAAACGTGCCAGTGGCCGCGGCTGTGACAACGGCCGCGCGTCCGTTCAGCTCGGTCATGCCGACCACGCCAGAGATCACGACCACCGTCCCGACCGCGAGTCCGTGTGCGGCGGACGTAACAACGCACGGGTTCGCCTTCGTGATGGCCGTGATGGTCTTGCCGGTGCCATCGGCCGTTTCGATGTAGACATGGCTGTTGGCAGATGACACTGCAGTGCTGGTCATGGATCAATCCTCACAAGGCTGTTTCAGGGTTCACGATCGAGGTCCGATAGACGGCCTCGTAAGTCATTCGGGCGCGGCCGATTGGCGCCGAGCCCTCGACGCTAGTGGTGATTTCGATATTGCCGAGCAGGCATTGCGCGCACAGCCCGCCAAGCGTGATGTCGGCGCCGATCAGGGCTTCAACGCGGACCATGCCGTTGTCAAGCGCAAGATCGATGTCCTGTGCGCTGGCGACGACCTCGATCACAAGCTGCAGGCGCCGCTCGAGCGCGGACATGCTGCCGAACTCGCCGCCATAGTCCGCAGTCTCGGCCGTGGTATAGACCAGATAAACTGGCAATTCCTCGGGCTGGATCGGATACACACGCGAGGCGTGGACCCCGCCCAGCGATGCCAGCGCGGTGACCGCGGCCGTGCGGATCTGTGTGCGGACGTGGCTCATGGCCCCTCGAGCATCAGCACGGTCATGCCCGTGCCGTCCGGTTGAACTGACCGCACGACGTAGGTCGCGCCGTCCACGATCAAAGCGACGTTGTTCGTGACCCCGCAGCGCGCCAACTCGGACGTGCGAGCGGCAAGGCGCGGCGAGAAGTCATCGACGGGGATCTCGCCGACGCCGATGTAGTCCAGTTCCAGCAGGCCAGTGAATGTCCCGCGCGGGCCGGCAATAGAAACCCCGCCGAGTGACTGCAGCATGGATTCTCGGTCTGCGTCGCTTTCAAGCATGACCGACCACCACGCGCCATCCTTGAGCCGACCCGCACCATCCAAGCGGTTCCGGCGTGCCAATCTCGCCAATGATCCGCGCCCATTCGTCGTCGCCGCGGCGGCCGACATGCAACTCGACGTCATCGCAAATGTGAGAGTAGTTCGCGGCCGTCACGATGACCTCGCGCTTGGCGACCCGCCGGAATTCCTTCAGAGCCGGCAGTTGATCGTCGAAAAGCAGATGCTCCAGCACATCGAAGCAAGTCACCACGTCAAACGAGCCGTCTGCGAATGGCAGGGCGTGCGCTTCCGCGTACACCACGTCGCCGCCTACCAGGTACGGCACCACTTCGGTGCCAGCCACTGGCGCGAAGCCCATCAGCTTTGCAAGTGCGATCGTCTCGCCGCGGCCGGTGCCTACATCAAGCAGCGATCCGGTGCGACCCGACAGGACCCGCTCGACGCTCGCGCGGCGCTCATCGCCCATCGCATACCCTGGCGTGGCGTAGGCGGTCGCGTATTTTGCGATTTCCGACTGCCTAGCGGACTGCACGGCGGCGCTTGTCCTGTTTCGGGATCAGGGCGTCCGCCTGTTCCGTGGTGAGCGGAGCCGGCTCGACGGCCTTGCACGCCCAGCCCTTTTCGATGAACCACGCCGCGGTCTGCTGGTCCATGTCCAGCACCAGACCCGCATCGCAGTGCTGCCCGCGGTAGTTCCGCGCCTTGAGCATTTCGACTTTCATAGCGGTTCGAATATCTCCGTCAGTGGCCCGCTCACGGCGTGCACGACTTCAGGTCGCGCCATGTAGTCGCGGACCCGCTTCCAAACGTCTGAGCAGTTCTGCCCGAGAAATGGCATCCGGTCGTCAGGCTTGCTGTGCCAGTAGCGACGGCCGGCGGTGTAGTTGTCGCAGCCGCAGACGATGATCTGGTCGGCTCCGAGGTAATCGGCCATCCAGACGGCCGTGCCGCCCGAAAGGCCGAAATCCGGCACGATGCCGGTGAAAATGTGCGCGAGGTCGCGGTGATGCGTGCACAGCGGCGCATCGGACTCGGCGCAGACCGGGTAAATCTCCCGGTCCTGAAAAACAACATAGTCGAGGTTCATCAGCATCGCGTGCTGGTTCACTCCGATCAGGATCGCGTCGAACGGGACGCGCTTCAGATCCTTGAGCAAGGTGGGGCCACCACCGAGGACAGCAATGCACTGCCCCCGGTGGCGGTCCCTGATCGATGAAAGCTCGATCATTCGGACTATCAGGTCGTGGTGTAGTCCAGCACCGCCGCGAAGTGCTCCGGCAGACGGACGCAAACGTCCAACTCCGCCAGCGCCACGATGCGGGTCGCGCCAGTCGTGGACAGCGAGTACGGATCGACCATCAGTTCGATGCCGCCCCACTGGCCGACCACCAGATTGCTCCACACGCCGAAGAACATCGCCGAGCAGACGCTCGTCGAGGTGCCCTTCGTCAGAGTCGAGGGAATCTGGTTCGACACGACGAACGGGAACCCGTAGAGGTCATTCCACGGCGGGCCGAGCAGGAAGTTGCCTTCCACGCCAGACGCCTGCTTCGGCGTCTGCGACAGCTTCGCCTTGACCTTCGGGTTCGTCACGAACGCCGCCGAGCCCGTCAGGGCGTTGTCGACTTCGACTTCCTTGACGAGATTGACGATGCTCGCCCACGTCGGCGCACCACCGTTCGTGCCGATCGCCACCGAACCGATGCCCGACGTGCCACGCAGGCCCGTGGGGCCATTCGTCTTCGCGGCACCGAGCGCCGCTTCGTCGATCGCGATGGCGAGCGTCTGCGCGAGGTCGTCACGCACCAGCGCCTCGACATCGACGGACGACTGCAGAGCGAGCCTGCGGCCGATGTCGATGTACGCGGCGAGCGTCTTGGGGCTCATCGTGACCTGGCCAAACACGTTCGCGCCCTCGGTCGGGGCCGTGTTCTCGCCGGGCCAGTAGGCCGTGACACTCGTCGTGCGCTTCGGGATCGCGACGTTGCCCTGCAGGCCCGTCATAAACCGCGCGCCGACCGCGGGCAGCACCATGCTGTTCCGCAGCACATCGATGAACGATGCGCCGAGCACGTCCGTCTGGATCAGGTTACCGCCCTTCGCGGTGCTGGTCGCGGTGCCGGTGATGAGGTCGCGCTTCGACAGCACGTCCACCGGAATCACGATGCCACGCTCGGGCTTGCCCGACTTCTGCGCCGCCGCACGCGAAACCTCGCGCTCGAACCCAGCTTCCTCCTGCACCTTGCGGTCGTTCGGGTTCATCAGCGAGCGAATCGCCCGCAGATAGCTGAACTGCCGCGCCTCGCTGTCGCTCAGGCCGATGCCCGGGTCCGTCTTGGCCGGCTGCGCCTTCGCGATCTCGGCCAGCAGCGTCTCGCGGAAGTCCGACAGGCTCGCGCCCTCGGAAACCGCCTTCTGGGCCATCTCGCTGCGATTGTGCAGCGCGCCGGCCGCCAGGATCTCGCGCACGCGTGCGCGCTCGGCCTCGCGGGCCTCATTCTCAACCGCCTTCACGTCCACGGACGGGGCGGGCGTCTGAACTTCGGTCGTCATTGCTCTTTCCTCTGTGATTTGTTCGGGAATCTCAATCTCAAGGTCGAACTCGCGGGATTCCGCGCGCCCGACTCCAACATTCGGGTCGGCCGGGACAGCGACGAGACTGATCTCGTAAGGCTCCCAGTCCGTGACCCGGTACTTGTCCGGTGAATCGCTGCCCTGCTCCTCGAGCTTCGATCGGTGGATCGCGTAGCCCACGGAAACGTGACGTCGAATGCCGTCAAGCACGTCTTGCCAGACCTCCTCCGCCCGCTGCGATTTTCCAAATCGCAGGACTGCCCGCCCCATGCGGTCGGCGTCGATCTGAACGTCCTCCACGACGCCCACGTGTGACCGTGGATCGTGGTCGAGAAGCACTGCACCGCCGTTCTGCATCCGACCAAGACGCACGGACTGCGGTGAGTGATCCAACACTTCGACACCCCACCATCGCTCGACGGGGTGCTCGGATGAGAAGGCGACGGCCATCGTCCGTGCCTCGGTATCGATGGCGTCGCGCTTTACTTCGGCAAAACGCCACTGCAGCCCCATCTTTTTGGGGCGTTCTTTGCTCGCCATGTGATCTCCTACGCGGCCGGGGCCGGTTCTGGTTTCTGAGGTTCGGCCAGGTCGGCCAGTTTGATGCCGAGCGCCACCGAATCCTTTTGCTCTTGCTGCAGATCGCTCCACACGTCCGCGAGGTCACGTCCCTGCTCTGCGACGATCTCGCGACGGCTTTTCAGGCCGTGTTTCACGGCCAGAATGTTCGCTTCCATGTCATTGCGCGGGTCAACCCAGTCCCAGCGTCGCCCCTGCCACCGTGCAGCGTTGAATTTGTCGAATTTCGACGCCGGCAGCGGGTCTAACTCGCCCGAAACAAGCGCGAACCGAAGCCATCGCGTGTACATGGGTTTCAGGAACGCATCGACCATCCAGCCCTGCAGGGCTTTCCAGACTTCGCGTTCCTCGAGAACACCAGCACGAATGCTGCTGTAGTTCACGTTTTCGAGGTCATTCGCGAGCGTGGCGTACGAAACACCGAGCCCTGACGAGATTCCACGCAGGCAGGCGCGGACAAACGAGTCGTATTGCGCATGGGGATAGTCTGGATCCCACGACTCGAGCGACGAACCCGGCGGCAGGTTGAAAAAGCTGCCCGGCTCGCCGACATCCAGCACCGGATTCCCGGCGCCGTCCTGCGCGTCGCCCATGCCACTGATGTCGCCGTCCTCGGTCTTGATCGCGCCGAGCTTTGCGGCACCGACCCGGGCGGCGACCACTGCCGCTTCCTCGTAACCGCCGAGCATCTGCATTCGGAGCATCGCGGAAGCCATGAACGGCACGCCGCGGAGCTGCCCGATCGACATCCTCGGGAAGTACAGCCGCATCTGGTCAGCGGGAATCCGCGTGCGCTTGCGGTATGTCTCGCCCTGGCGCGGGTCCGCGCTGTCGTAATCGGACAGATAGTAGGCAACCGCCGCACCCATCGCGTCGTATTCGACGCCCATGCGGATCTTGCGGCCTTCGATCTCGTCGTTGTATTGGTCGTCGATGCGTTGCGGGTCGATCATCTGCAGCCGCAGCCCGAATGGCCCGTCATTCACGAACCTGACGGCCACGTCGCCGTCGCGAGCCACCGTGCGGATGAACAACCGCTGAACTTCGGTCAGCGACAGTCCCGTGACCTCGCAATCCTCGGCCCAGCGCCAAAATGCGGACTCCAACCGGCCGGCGTCGAACGTATCGACCGTCCCGTCCTGCCTTTTCGGCTCAATGAACAGGGAAAAGCCCGAATGACCGACGACATTCGTCTCGACCATGCCGAGAAACTTGCGCGCATAGTCATTGTTCTGCTCGAGATCGCGGGATCTCGACCGCAGCACGCGCAGCCCTTTTTGCAACTCGGTGTTCAGGTGCGTCGGCTGCGTCACCCACGACCACGTCAGATTCGTCGCCTGAGCACCGGAAAACGCGCGCTTCGCCACTTTTTTGGGCTGCGCGGCCAGTGTCGCGCGCCCAAGCGGGGTTTTGTACCAGGGTTCCGTCACGTTAGAACCTCACCTGTAGTCTCGGCACGCCCACGCCCGACGAAAGCCGGTCGGCCTGCGTCTCGCGCATAACTTCCGCCTGTAATCTCGACCGTTCGGTGAGCAATTCCGACCGGGACCACCTCGACAGCGACCGGCCGCCCAGCGAATAGCTCGCCGCGGCCAGATTCGTCGGATCGCGCAGATACGCCTCGACGTTGTCGAGCATGACGCGCGCGATTGACCTGTGATCGGCGTTGCCGACAGCCGCCGGGTCGCGCAGCACGTCCAGATAGCCGGATTCCGCGGTTTTGCGGACCCCTGAAGCGGTCATTACGAGCCGCCAGCGGTATTCTCCCGGCTTGTGTCCGGCCGACGTCGCCGCGGCGACCGTGGCCGTGTGCGTGTCTCCCGATGTGCCGCCCGTCACGCTGAAATTGTGATCCGACTTCTCGAAATACCAGACGGCCGACCATGTGGCGGCCGGGTAGTCGGACAGATTGCGGGTCCATTCCCACGTGTCGCCCGCGATCAGTTCGGCTGGCACTTGCGTCGGTGTCGTCACGTCATCTCCATCGGCTGACCCAGCTCGTGCGCCGGATCGGCTTCACGCGCTGCGGCATCCTGACTTCTGGTGTCGGTTTCGGCTCAGGCTCGGGCGGGATGATTTCCTGCGGAACCTGATGCCGAGTCTTCAGTAATGCGGCCCCGCCACGGCCCTGCAGGGCTGCGTATGCGTAGACCATGCAATCCAGTGCCTCGACCCGCGCGCCCGCCGCACGGAGCTTCCAGACCCTTACCCGGCGGCCCATATGCATCTTGCTCACGACCACTTCGTTCGTGAGTTGTTCGAGATAGGCCGCGTCTGTGTCCGCGTCGAAGTGCACGTAACCGGGACCGGGCTCGGCGACCTTTTTCAGCCGCCCGAACAGCACGTCTTTCGCCGTATCGACCCCGATCACGAACAGGTCGGCCCGCGTCTTGCCGGCGCGGCTCGCGCGCTTCGGCCAGATCAGCTTCCCGCCACCACTGGCGCCCTTGATCGCCCACACCCGGAACCGCTTGCGCGCCGAGCAGTAGGCGTAGACCTGTTGCGTGAAGTGGCCGCCCGAGTCCACGCAGCACGCCTCGACCACGAGCTGCCGGCCGTCGTCGGTGCGATACCGGCGCCGCAGCAGTTCGTCATGCTCGGACCACAACTGCTGCTGGCCCGGGTCGCCGCGCAACACGTGATGCCCGAGGCGCCACGCTTCCTCGTCCTCGCCCCAGCCCCAGACGGTGCACTCGAGGCGATCATCCTGCACGTCGGTCCCGACCGTGATGACCCGCACCCCGGCGGGACAGTGGTCGGCCACGTAGGACTCGATCCGCTCGGCGAGCTTGCCGCCCTCGAGCTTCTCGCCGCTGTCCTCCCACGTCTCCCCGAGACTGGTATTGATCCACGCCTGCAGGGTTTCCGGCAGCCGCTTGGCGCGCAGGAACCCCACGGCCATCTCGGACCATGACGACCAGGGCGAGTAAAGCTCGCTGATATGGAACCCGGCGATGCCGTCGAACGGCTTAGACCCGCGCCATTCGCCCCGCTCGAGCATCCCCGGCTTGTCGGCATCGGTCAGCTCGACGCCGCAGTGCTGGCAGACGTACACGGCCCGCTCGGGCTGCCCGTCCGGCCAGCGCACGTTGGCCCACACAAGGCGCTGGAACTCGTCGCAGTGCGGGCACGGCACGAAGTAGTACCGCTGGTCCGACTGCTCGAACCCGACCTCGATGCGACTGCTGCCTTTGACCGTGGGGGTGGATCCTGCCAGCACCTTGCGATTCCAGAATGTCCTGGTTCTTTTGATGCCGAGCGAGATCGGGTCGCCCTCGGTCCCGGCGCTCGTCGGGAAGCGGTCCACCTCATCGAACAGCACAATCCTGATCGGGCGTGAAGCAAGGCCCGCGGGGCTGTTCGCCCCGGCGATCGTCAGCCGACCCCCAGTGAAAGACTTATGCAGCAGCGTGTTGCCACTGTCCCGGGCCTTTGGGTCCGCGATCTTGTCCCGCAGCGCAGGCGTGTCGCGGATCATCGGCGCCAGCCGGTCCTTCGCATACGCCTCGCCCATCTCGAGCGTCGGCTGCACCATCAGGATCGGGGACGGGTCCTGATCCACGTGATACCCGATCACGTTCGACAGGATCTCGGTCCACCCCGTCTGCGCGCTTTTCTGAACCCATATTTCCCGCACGGACGGGTCCGAGACCGCATCCATGATTCCCCGCTGATACGGGGCGCGATCAGTTCGCCACTGTCCGGGCTCGGCGCTGCTTTCCGTTGACAGCCTTCGCTCGCGGTCGGCCCACTCCGCTACCGTCAGGACCGGCGGCGGCAGCAGGACCTTCCTCGCTTCCTGCCACCACGTCTTCACGTCCGTCTGCACCCCACTCGGCAAGCTCGGCGAGGGCGGCGTAACACTCGGCCCGGATGGCTGCGGCGATGATGCTTGCGTCTCCAATGTTCACCAGTTGCGGGCCTAGTTTCGATGCCATCGCGAGGATCTTCGCCCGCATGTTCGCGAGACATTCCGTCCAGAATTTCACCACGGCTTCCCGCTGCGCCAGCATCCCGCGGCGCACCAGGTTCTCGTGTTCGACTTTCTCGGCCTGCGCGGCGGCTAGGCGCTGGCGCTGGTCGTCAAAGTCCCCGGCGCCCGTCCGCTTCTCGACGTAGTACGCCACCAGCGCTGGACCGGGATACGTGCCGTCAGGATTCCGCGGCGCGTCGTGCCAGTCGCGAATCGTGCGTGGCGAAATACTCAGCAGCGTCGCCGCTTGCGATTGCGTCAGGCCGCTAAGATTCATGCGAAAGTCCCATTCAGGCAGGCGGCTTAGGAAAAATCCTGTCTAATCAATAAGTAGGGCCACGGGTGCACC